GCGTTCTGCATACCTGACTAGCACCGCGCATGTCCACCGGACGGAAGATTGGGTTGGAGTCTGACGCTGACAGCTTATGCTCGACTTAGCAACAGATGGCGTAGCATTGGCCAAACCTTGAGAACCCTACCTACTCGTGAGGGGGATGAAACTCAGGCTGGCCTGACGGCCTACCGCCATGGTGCCGCAACAAACTCAAGCTGTCACCTTCTTCTTTGCACGAACAGCCTTCACGCGCTGTGGTAGCGCTACAGCCGCCGATCCTGCTGCTACTTTCTTCTTCGCCTTCTTGGGTTGGGCCGGGGTTCGGGTAACTACTGTGCTTGCGGTCTCAGCCTGCGGTCCGGTCGTAACCGTCTCGCGAGACTTACCTGGTTTACCGTAAGCATTGTCCACTGCCTTGCCGACAAGATTGCCGACTGCGTACAGTGATTGCCCTATACCCGGTACGTTCTTAATCACCTGCCCTATAGGCGCGGCGATCCCCTTGATAACTTCCCACAACTTCCCAAAGTCGTTGTATTCATCTGGGTAAGCATCGAACAGCTTTGCCGAGATCATGTAATATGCGTCCAACGCCGCATGATCGACTGGCGGCGACGGGTGCATAAACGACGAATAAGCCGACCCAGGAAGAGGAATCACTTCCACCCCCATACGGAACGTCAAGCGCAAAGAGGTAGTCGGGGCGATGTTGAGAAACGAAATCGCTCCCATCTGGCCATCCAGCATGCGCGGCAACGCGTAGCCGTAATAGCCCGGCCACAGAGTGCTCTGCGGCGGACCCCCGCCATAGGGCCACCATTGCGAATAAAACGCCCGCTCGCCCTGGTTCAAGAACGGCAGGGCTGGGTTAGTCAATTTTATCGGCATGTAAGCCCCAGCTTTCGCTCGATACTGCACCGCCAACGGAAAATTGATCGCATTCGAATTATCGATCACGGGGCCACTGTAAATAGTCGAAGGCATGGGTGGCGCCCCGACAGTCGTCAGGTTAGTACTAAGCCAGGCTGGCATCAGCTGGCACGCCGTAACCACGCCATTGTTGGTTAGATCCGCACAGTCGAAGTTGACAGTCAGGGACTGATATGCCAACCTCGCCGTGCCTACCTGCGTCGTCCAAAACCCCGCCCGTTCCCCGATATTGGCCCCGGTGAGCTGTCGGTTCACAAACTCTGCCCACCCGCCGCCCGCAGGCGTGAGTGGGTTATTGTCTGGACCATAGAGCTGTACACAGCCAAACAACACCGGACTCGGGAACGTATAGACCATCGCATTCCACAGACCCGACCCGGGTGCACCAACGGTGTAGTTGCTTTTGAATTCAACAAACGCCACCGGTACGCCCGTCCGGTCCGGAATCCCTGCAATAGGTTCCGTATTCGCAGCAGGATGCAACGCCTTCATGGTCCAAGCCACCCCATTAGGCGTTGTCCCCAAAGACATATTATGCGCACGAATCAACACAGCCAATTTCTCAGGATCCATGACCCTAGTTATATTGACAATTGCGTCAGACTCCAACCGTTGTACGTATTCTTACTCGTAATCCCGGTGGGCCAGTATGGCCCAACCGGGGTGCTGCAGGAACTGGAACGGCCTGCTGCACTGCATCTGTCCATGGAGGTCATAGATCGTTCCGACCTCGACACCATAGTATTGCGCTAACTGTTCCGCGAACGGAATGTCGCGCGCTGATCGCAATTTACGAGTTTGCGTCACATGGGAGCTCTCGGCCTCAATTGAAGCCCGATACTCAGCACCCGTGCTGTACCGAGTCACAAAAGCTCCCAAGATAGGGACTTCTGCATAGCTATCGTACTGCGCGGCGAGGTTCGCCGCCGCTCGCAACACCGACGCCTCTAGATCCAGACCAAAGACATCTCGAGGATCAACAATACATTTACCAAACTTCAGCACTCGAGTTGGAGCCGGGCACCAATGGAACCGGTCTTGCATCATCGCCTCGTCGTGTCCCCATAGCCAAAGCCCTTTCAAGAATCTGGCCATAGACGGCTTGACGACCTCCAGCTTCATCTTAATGCCCAGAAAGGCAAATGTCTCCTCAAACGGTTTCGTCCCTACGATAGCCCACACCCACGCGGACGCCATGACCACTGAATTGCCGAACGAGGTTTCTGGTCCGCCCGTATCACGCATCGGGCGCTTCTTCCTCGAAATCTTCATACGATCACCACTCTTTGAGCGTAACACGTACGGAGCCAAGCTCATCATCTCCAGGACCCGCCTCACAACTGGCGGACAACCCATTAATTGTAAGACGTCTCGCTCAAACTTCAACGGGCCGAACGACTGCGACTGATCAAACGATGATGCGTCGCCACACCAACACTCTTGTCCGTGCAGCATCACACTATCGTCACCAGCCACTATGACAGAATAGTACCAAGGGTGAGACAAGGACCAATCCATCCACCGATCCAATTCAAAATCCGGCAATCCACAAGCAAACACCAAGCTAATCGGCTTCCCAAGCACTTCGAACTGCGAACCGACACACCAGTGTTCACTCAGCGCCGCTTGGGCCCTACGAATGTAAGGCCCTACGGCGACTTGTATCAAGGGACTGACATTAGCAATCACACGCGGCTTCATCTTGCAAGACGGCCGCACCAACGCCTCGTTAGTCTTCGGAAAGACGTCGATAACGAGCTTCGCCGGCAAGCCATCACGCAAATAAGCCTCCGCCGCCGCCTTCATCTTGCTCTTCTTTGGACCATCGAAATGTGCCAAATAGTCTGGCAGCAACACTGTTTCGTAATCATCGTAATCAGCATCCGGGAACAAATGCACTAATGCACCTATCACCGGCTGCCAATGTTCACGTTGCATCTCCGGGGCCATAGGCGGCTTCGCTAATATCCGAGTCCGAACCGCGTCTAGCAGAATACCTTCCACATTTGCTGGTACGTACAACGGCACCTGTGTTGGAAGCCAGTGCACGACATGGTGTTGATCGGCTCCATTTGGAGTTCGATTTTCGGGTATGGAACCTTTTACCACCAAGTCGGGGCAAGGCTCCGGGGGATCGTACTTCGAAAAGCACTGCCGCGGAACCAACGCCTCCTCTGGAAGAAACTCAGTCACACTCACGGCATCCGGCAACCCTGTAGGCCGCTGAGACCAAGGTCCCGTCAAATAGGTCTCTACGAACGCCGTCCACAAACTGCGTGGTCGCAACGATAAAACCGCGTTCAAAGCATAGTGCAAGGGAACACGCACCACGAAAGGCAACAGGGATGTTATCCCATGGAACAGCAGCGGTAGCAAACTCCTATTTACATAGCAATCTGCAGCCGCCGCCGCAATCCAGCCCAGCGGCAAGCTCTTGAACGCTTCCTCTACCAATGGACCCCACCACGTGTGAAAAATATTAAACTGGAGATTCTCTAAACCCACGCGCAACCCGCGAAGCGGTTGCCGGAGTAACCATCCCAGGACCCGAGCTGCAAGCTGCACTATCCCTAACCGGCTCAACACACCAAATCCGACCGCAACACCTGCCCCTATCGCCCCTAGACGCACAACGCGCCCCAGAGCGCTCGGAGCTGGTGTAGCAATCCCCTGGACTGATGCGTTATACGCGGACGCCACTGCCCCCGAGACTTTCTGCAGGCACGACATCGACGCGTATTGGTCAGTCAACCGCACATACCAAGCACCGGCTACGTGTTGCTCGTGAAAACGCGCCGCCACGTCTGGAAATAGCCGCATGAATACGGC